CAGTATTAGTCCTGTCAGCTGACAGGACTAATACTGGTACTATGACTGAAGTTGCTTGGGGCACTACTAGATTGCTCATCAACTCTGTTGGTGAGGGTGCTATGTGGGTCTGTGATGCTTCTGGTTCGTTTGAAAACGGTGACTATATAACTACAAGCACAATAAGAGGCTTGGGTGTTTATCAAGATAGTGATTCTCTTAAAAACTATACAATCGGAAAAATAACACAAGATTGTACATTTGATGATGCGGACTTATACATAGAGTTCGAGGTTTCAGGTACCGTATATAGAAAGCAGTTTGTTGGAGTGACATACCATTGTGGATAATGAATTATTCAATAGTGATAATTCAGAGGCAAATGATATGGTTGAAATCAATATTTATGTATATTTACAATCAAAGTAAATAATACGCCGCTATATTAAATGAAAAGTAATTTGGTTCTAGATTGCATCCGCGATGGTGGCGCAATAAAACCTTTACTGGTTAGTAGTGACAGGACGAACGGGCTTGGCCTGATGAATCCCTCGATCTACATCGACAATGGAAAAATCACAGGTATTCTCAGGCAGACAAATTACACGTTTTACCATTCAGAGAGGAAGTTATTCCAGCACCCCTATGGCCCCTTAACATACATTCATCCAGAGAATGATCTAAAGCTAAGGACATGGAACGTGGCATATTATGACAGCATACGCTATATTCAGAGCCGCATCTTTTGTGTTCGGTCTGTAATACTAATTGAAGTCAATAGTTAATTGGTTAATTTTTAATGAAAAACTGCGGCATTGTATATTTATATGATATATATAGGTGGTGTTATACACTAAGTTAAATAAAATAGAATTGGACACATTAAAATGGAAAAAGAAGTAAATGATGGTAATGCAGTATTGCGTAATACATCAACACTTAATTTATCAAAACTTGAGTTAGAAACATTCCACGAGATTAATAATAAAGTTAATGAATTAGTCACAGCAATTGGTGATATTGAATTGCTAATTCAAAACAGAAAACTAGAAGATATTAAGATTTTAGCGGATAAGAATTCAACGATAGATACTGTACGTGGATTTGTTGAAAAAAGAGCAAAACTTATTAAGGAATTCTCGGAAAAATACGGAGCAGGCAATATAAACATACAAACAGGTGAAATTACACCAGTTTAATATCGTTTTAAAAATTAAATCTATATTTATAGACGAATCTTAATATACCAACGGAGAATTAAATGGCTGAAAAGATTGTAAGCCCAGGCGTATTTACTAGAGAAAATGATTTATCATTTGTAAATCAAGGATTAGCAGAAATTGGAGCGGCAATTGTTGCACCATTTCCAAAGGGCCCCGCATTCGTACCAACGACGATTGAAACTCAAGCAGATTTTCAAGCATTGTTCGGTATTCCAGATGGAAAGCATCTTGGATCATATACCGTAGAAGATTATCTACGTAACAATGGTAGAGTTACCGTTGTAAGGGTAGGCGCAACCGGTGGTTATAGCCAAACTTCATCTTTAGCCATTAAATTCAATATATCAGGTGGAACGGAGCAGACAGTAGCTGTTCTCGCTAGTACATTGGGTAATGGTAGTTTAGAAGGTTTTACTGGAACAACACTTACAACCGGAAGTGTCCAAACATATGCTGGAACTAAAACAGCAGTGTTGGCTCTCACAGGTTCAGGATTAACATCAACTGCTTATTCTTTCTCATTTGATCCACAATCAACTCAGTATATCAAAACCGTATTCGGTTCTGACCCGCTATCCACTGTAAGTAATGCATATAATTACGTATTATTTGAAGATGTTCTAAGTCAATATCGTGGTGACGGGGTAGTTACAGCATCTATTGAAATATTGGCAGGTTCTGCAATGGACTTCACACATGATGTAACATACGCATCGACCCCATGGGTACTCTCTCAACGTGTACAGAACGCTGGAGCGAATTCAAGATATAATCTATTCAGAATCCACACATTATCAGATGGTGATGATATGAATAGAAGCGTAAAAGTAGTAGTTGATACTGTTAGAGTCGCTGGATCGGTTCAAGGTTCTGATTTCGGTTCATTCAATGTTTCGATTCGCAAATATAGTGATACAGAAAATCGACCAGTTGTTCTTGAGGCATTCCAAGGAGTTAACCTTGACCCAGCATCTCCAAATTATATTGGACGTGTTATTGGTGATCGTGATGTTACAGTGGATAGCGACGGTAAAATTTCAGAAACAGGCGACTATAATAATAATTCTCGCTACGTTCGTGTAGAAGTTAAAAATGAAGAAGATTACCCAGTGACAGCAGTCCCTGCTGGATTCGCGGCAATGTCGCTTCCAGTTAATGTATCAACTCTTCCAGTCGTTGCATTCTCTACCGGTTCATTGGTATCGCCATATACTAATTATAGTGGATTCGATTTCGCTAAATCAGATAATACAAATTACCTGAAACCTGTTCCAGATAATGGCGGCGTTGGAAACAACGTATCGTTCTCGTTTGAAGATACATTGCTTCTTGAATTGACTGGTTCAACTCAAACTTCAAATGATTTACTTCGACGTAGATTCTCAATGGGATTCCAAGGTGGATTTGACGGAATGAGTACAATCATTAAGAAAAATACAGGGGAAGCAATAACAGCAACAAACACACTTGGATTTGATTGTTCAACATCCACTGCATCGGGTACTGTTTCATACACAAGGGCATTGAACGCAATTTCAAACCCTGATGAATTCGATATCAATTTGCTTGTAACTCCTGGTATTATTAGATCACTACATCCACAAGTAACGACTAACGCAATTTCACTCGCTGAAAATCGTGGTGACATATTTTACATCGCAGATTTGGTTGGACCAACTGCTACGGTAGATACAGCAATCACTCAAGCAGGTCAAGTTAATTCATCATTCGCTGGTTGTTATTATCCTTGGGTTAAAATCAATGATATTACTACCAACAAAATCGTTTCGGTTCCTCCGTCGGCTGTTATGGCTGGTGTATTTGCCGCGAACGATAAGATAGCATATGAATGGTGGGCACCGGCCGGGTTCAATCGTGGAGGTATATCTGCGGCAACCTCAGTACATAAACGACTGACATACAGTGATAGAGATAATCTATACTCTGGAAAGGTTAATCCAATCGCTACTTTCCCTGGTGAAGGTATTGTGGCTTGGGGGCAAAAGACTCTACAAGATAAATCATCTGCTCTTGACAGAATCAGTGTACGTAGATTATTGATTGCATTAAAGAAATTCATCGCATCTACATCTCGATATTTAGTATTCGAACAAAACACATTGGCAACGCGTAGAACGTTCCTTAGTGTAGTAGAACCATATCTGGAACAAGTAGTGGCAAGACAAGGTATTTATTCTTATCGGGTTCAAATGGACGATACAAATAATACACCTGATATCATTGATAGGAACATTCTACAGGGTACAATTTGGATTCAACCAACAAGAACAGCTGAATTTATTATACTTGACTTTAATGTTCTCCCAACAGGCGCTTCTTTTAGTTCCTAAAAAAATAAATATCTAATATTTATATGAAACCAATAATGGAGATTTAAATGGCCTTTCACAATTTACGATGGACACCGTTCGAACCAAAGATGCAAAACAGATTTCTGTTTTTCCTCGACCCGGCAGGTCCACCAAGCTATATAGTACGTACTGCACAACGCCCTACGTTTAATATGGATCAAGTTCTTGTTGATTATGTAAATATTCAACGCAAGTTTAAAGGGAAGGCTACATGGAATAATATTTCGATTACTCTATATGATCCCATTACGCCTGTAGGTGCTCAAGCAGTTGAAGCATGGGTGAGAAATCATCATCACAATTCTCAAACTGGCAAGGAAGGGTACGCAGTGGATTACAAACGTGATCTACGATTCGATGCAGTTGGTGCAGATGGTGAAGTTATTGAAACATGGAAATTGGCTGGTGCATTTATTGCAAACGTCAACTACGGTGATTTCGATTGGGCAACATCAGATCCCGTACAGATTACTCTTGAACTTGCATATGACTACGCTGTTCTTGAATATTCAGGAGTTTTGAATCCATCAGGTCTAGGTAACGCAGGAACTCCAACTGATTTAGACGGAATTACTCCTAGAAGTTCAACACGCCCTCCTCGGCTTGGGTAATACATTATTCTAAACAAGTTAAACAAGTTAAACAAGTTAAATAAGTTATATGAGTGAAAAGCAATCTAAGTTCCCAAGTGAGGTAATAGATTTACCTTCAAAGGGACAGTTATATTCAAAGGAACATCCTCTAGCAAGTGGTACTATAGAAATTAAGTATATGACCGCTCGTGAAGAGGATATTCTTTCGTCTAATAATCTGATTCAAAAGGGTATAGTTCTTGATAAGTTGGTTGAATCGGTAATAATAACACAAGGTGTTTCTATTGGCGATTTATTAATCGGTGATAAGAATGCAATTGTATTGGCAACTCGTATTATGGGATTCGGCTCCGATTACGATGTAACGATTACATGTCCAAATTGCATGGTAAATCAAAAAATCATTATCGACTTATCAGAAGTAACCGCAAAGGAAATTGATTTCAACTTTGATAATAGAAATAACTTTGAATTCGATTTACCGAAATCAAAAACAAAAATTACGTATAAGCATTTAACTCATGCAGATGAACGTAAAATTGAAGATGATATTGCGGCATATGAAAAGATTCGTGGCGGCAAATCCGATATCAATAAGCGAAAAAGTACACAGTATCGTTATATAATCACATCAATTGATGGTGATGCAAACCCAAGTCATATTCGTGATTATGTTGAAAATCAATTTATGACACAAGACTCCCGTGCTCTCATAGCAGAAATCGAAAAGAACAATCCAGACATGGAAACAAAGTTTGATTTCGTATGCTCAGATTGTGACCATTCCGATAGGTTGGAGGTGCCTATCGATATTTCCTTTCTTTGGCCTACCATCTAATTATAGAGATATAGTTCATACGGAAGTATTCACCTTGATTTATAAGGGCGGTAGCATGACACATTCTGATGTCTATAATATGCCCCGCCCAATGCGACAATTCTATCTTGAGAAATTAATAAGTTTCAAAGATATTGAAAATGCAGACCCATCCCAACAGTCTCCCATAGCGAGACCTGATATTCCACTGACTCAATAGTAAGAACTTTTACAATTCCAGATATTTATGAATGTAAATAGGAGATACAAGTGGCTACGAAGAAAGAAACAAAAGAACAAAACGATTTACTAAACCAGCAAAATGAACTGCTGAAAAAAGGCGGTGATTTAGAAGAGCGTAGAATTAGCCTCGCCGCTAAGTTAACTGAAAAGATAAAAGAATCTACAGAGAAACTAGCTGATGGTATATCCAATCTTGGTATAACCGAAAAGATACAGGACGCTCTCAATATATCCAATAGATATGTTCAAACCATAGTAAAGGATATCATCCCAAACGCATTCAAAGCAATGGGTAATTCCGCCAAGAAAACATTTAATTCAGTAACCGGGTTGGCTGGAGGATTTTTCAATAAAATCAAATCGCTGGGTGGTGCATTTAAAGACAACGCTGGAAAGGGAATGAAGTTTTTCGATCGATTTGGTGACAGTATAGAAGTGAATGAAAAAAAAGTTGATGATATGAAGTCAGCTCTTAACGATTTGCAAGCGAAAAATGAAACCGCATTTGGGTTGGAATCGAATCCGCATTATATGAGTCCAGATAAGGTTGAAGAAATGAACGCTGCTCTCGCAAAACAAGAAAAACTTACGAATGATTTATTGGCTGCTGAAACTCATTTATCAAAACTTAAAAACAAGCCAAAATTCTTTTCCAAGGAGAATTTCCGTGAAAAACGAGCAGACGTGCTTGAAAAATTGGGAGGAGCCACAAAACGGGGATTATCAGCAGTCGGAAATGCAACTAAAGCAATCACTAAAAAAGCAGCAATAGGCGTATCGTTGTTCGCGGGTGGAATCATTGTTGGATTGATAGCATCGATCGGAAAAGCAATTTCATTCGCATTTACTCGACTTCAAGAAGTAGAAGATTCCGTTATTGATATACGACGGGCATTTGGATTTACAAATAAAGGAGTAAAGCAATTCTCAGATTACATAGATAGTACGAGAGGATACTTCTTATCTCTGGGATTATCATCAGCAGACGTCGCGACGAATATAATTGGAATGGTGTCGGTACTTGGAGAAGCTAGAAAAATAACAAATGATGAAATTTCATTAATTAACGAACTGAATGCCAGATTAGGAATTTCAGCTGAAGTCGCAGCAGGTGTTCTTGATGTATTCCAATTATATGGACCAGAAACTAAAAAGCAAGCTGCACACTCAGTAGCGTCACTTGCAACGTTAGCAGCAGCCGCTGGTATCAGTTTCAATAAGGTATCGGAAGATATTTCAGGAAACGCAGAAGAAATACTTACCGTATTTTCTGGATATGATAAAGCATTAGGAAATGCAGCAATCCAAGCTAGATTGCTTGGTCTTGATATTGGTAGAATTGCAAATGTCGCCGAAGGTCTGCTTGATTTTGAAACATCCATAACTAAAGAAATGGAAGCGGAAGTGTTGCTTGGCAGGAATATAAATCTAGAATCTCTTAGACGAGCCGCGTTTCTTGGAGATGAAGAGGGAGTTGTTCGGGGAATAGCAGATTTGACTCGACAAATTGGTAATATGGAAAAGCTGAACTTCTTCCAAAAGAAAGCATTAGCCGAAGCAACAGGATTGACTGTGAAAGAGCTCCAAACCGCATTCCTACTACAGACTAAGCTCGGGAAGTTGACGGCTTCTGAGCGGAAACAGTATGACGCATTGACAGACGCTGAAAAGGAAAGGGTAAATTCATCGAAAGAATCCCTATCAGCTGGATTGCGGCATAATAAAAATATGGAGCCTCTTCTTAGTTCAATGGGCAAGTTGAAGGCAAAATGGGAACAGATAAAGGAATTAATAGCTAGACCGTTGAGTAGAGTTATTGATATTATTATTAATAAGTTTTCGGCAATGCTAACAAAACTTGAAGGACAAATTAAATCAGGCGGATTATTAACTGCCTTTGAGAAATTTGGAGCAGTAGTTGGTGATATATTGGACAAAATATTTGATCAAGATTTCATAGATAAGGTAACGAAATTCATTCAGAAGAGTATAGATCTGGTAGTCAAAATCGTCACTGCGGCCGGGCAACTTTTCGCTGGTATAGGTGGAGGAAGGGGAGGAAGCGGACATGGTAATGTAGCTGATGTAATCGATCCAAAAGCCAAAACGAATACAACGACTGGTGCACCCGAAGCTCCAATTCGTTCTTCGGTTAATGACGCCATTATTCATGCAGGTCGAATCATAACCACTCATCCAGAAGATTATTTGATTGCAACTAAAACACCAAAGGATTTAGCAAAACAACCGATTATTGTTAAGCAAGATTTTCCACCTGAACTTGTGGCAATGATTAGAAATACCAATAATCTTATTGATTCATTGATGAAGAATGGAATAGATGCTAGAGTAGCACCAAAGAAATTAAGCAAAGCGGTATACGCTGAAAATAACGTGAGATAATTATGGCATCTATAATTGGAAGAACATATCCTGGTATGAATCCACCCCGAAAATCGGGAAGGGATTCATCAACTCGCCCACAAACCACACAACCGAATACAAGGGATATATCTCTAATGGATATCCGCCGACTTGGCGCGGGCATCGATAATTTAATAACAGACATTGGTGAATTATTCGCTGGACCATTAGATCCACCTGGAACTAGATCGGATGTAATTAATGAAAAAGGAATATCCAATATAGATGGGGATTTCAATCGTGACCTAATTCATTTATATTTTGACGACATTACAAATGGAAAACGAATACAATTCAGGGCAACAGTCGCGAATATAAACGAATCTCATACACCTGAATGGACTCAACATAGTTATATCGGCAGACCATACCCGATCCATCAATATATAGGCGTATCACGTACCTTAACATTTGATTTTAAAGTATACGCCATGAATAAAAATGAAATGGGACCCATTTGGGAGAAGTTAAATTACTTAACAGGAATGACACACCCGGCATCATACGTTGGTTCGAATATATCAGATGGATTTATGACGCCGCCGTATGTAGAATTAACACTTGGAGCAATGTTTAGGAAAATTCCTGGATATATCAATTCGTTGAACTACACAATACAAGATGGAATATCGTGGGATATTAATAAAGAATTACCACTTGGAGTTGATATCAACATTAGCTTTACCATCATCGAAACCGAATCACATTCAAATCAAAAAGAAAGTCAATTCTATGGAAAACCATCTCAATCCAAAGGTAATTTCCTTACGGGACTAAACGATGCGTGGAAAGATCTTATTAGCGGTGATTAATTATGAGCAGATACAAACGACAAATAACACAACGTACATTCAGCGGCAAGCGTGCATTTACTACAACTAGATATCCTGAAATTCCAAAAAAGATATCCGACATTTACGTTATAGCAACCGACGCTGATAGGCTTGATATACTTGCAGATCAATATTATAACAATCCGACGCTATGGTGGATAATAGCACAGGCAAATAATGTAGGAAAGGGATTACTTAGATTAGAAGCAGGGCAACAGCTTAGGATACCAGCCGACATTCAATCTGTACTACAAGAATACAAAAGAATAAACAATGCCATTTAATATATTTAAAGATTTCCCGAAAAACGTTCAAAATGAATTTAAACGCAGAGAAGTAAACTATGGAGTTAACGTCGAAGAGGGAATAGATAAAAATGCGCTTAAATATAGAGGTGGCAGAACGCCGTGGATACGCATTGCATCGGGAGTGGTATACAGAAGCCCATCTGGGTTGGTTCCAGGGGAAGTGCAAGTATTACCAACATCTGCCCTCAACGTGCCGAACCATTTTACACCATCCGGAGAGGCAATATTTTTGGAAGACGTGAGTTTAAATCCAAATCTAATAGAAGCAAATGGACTGGTGCTTGAACCAAATATAAGTGATTTCAGAAATTTCTATGGAATCGATGATAAGAAGCAGTTCATTGCTCGAGAAATCATACCGAGTCTACGAAATAATGGTATGATTGATATATTAAATGTTAGAAACCAACCAGGCCCGATTGTAGATTCAGTTACAGTTGAAAGTAAGGGTGATATGGGATTGACTAGATCTGCTACATTCACTTGGAAGGCGTTCACTCAAGACCAATTTGACGTATTATCTGATTATTTCTGCATAGCTGGTAAAACTATTGTTTTAGAATGGGGCTGGCACACATTTTTTGGAAAGGACGGCGGCGAATTGTTAGATTTAACAGACGCGCAATATATTAAAGACATTGCATCTGGAAAATCATTCGGTCAGATTGAACGGGAAGCTAGACTCAACCATAGCCAAAAACATTTAAACGATGAAACACTTGACGAAATATACGAACCGCGTGATGCATATGAATACTCAGGCGTAAGTACATCATCCAATACTAGAACGTTATTTGATACCATAAAAACATCAGGTGATATTCATCATTTATCATATAGTCCATATGAAGCGTTAATGGCACTCGGCAATAATGATTATGATTTATTCATCGGCATCGTGGTTGATTACGATATTTCAATTACGGACGGAGTATATGAAGTAACTGTTACGATGAAAACTAAAGGAGAATCATTTCTTAGTTTAACCAATAACGAATCAGGGCTAAATAAGTATTTTTCAAATTCAGTTGATTCCGGATTCAGAAAGTTTTTGGATTCTAATAAAGATAGAGAACCTCGAATTTTCATAAAAAACGAACCAGATAAAACAAAAGCGGTATATAACTCATCGGGAGAAACAAGCACTCCGGAAATACCTGCAAATTATAATTATAGTATCGGCGAACGCCGCAGATTAGCGAACATATCGCATATATTTTTCAATATATCTCCTGTATATTATAATACTGAAAATTTCAAAGAGAGATTATCTAATTGGAAGTACAACATCGATGATGTACGAATAAATTCATTGGCAGGTGGATCCGGCGACGGAGATTATTCATATATTCGAAAAGAATGGGGTCCGGATTTCGCTAAAAATATCCTTCCATATGTATATGCAACTGATAAGAATTTAATTGAATTATTTAATAGAAGTGCTAGATTGGTTGTTGATTGGAAAATTGTTCTCCCGCAAGCAGACGACTGGTGGTCTCCTGCCAGTGATTGGACAACTCATAGGGAATTTTTGCATAAGTGTTACACCGGGGCGTTGGCAGTCACAAGCGCACAAATTGGAAATAGTATTAAAATCAATACACAAACGGGCGCCAAAACAGAAGCGACGGATGCTCAGAAAAATATCAAAGGAAATCATTTAGCAATAACTAATGTACTAACCAAGCATTCGTTAGTTTCATCCGCTGCCTTCGGCGTGCCAGTTTTTGTATTTGAAGGATTGGGCAAAACAATAGCCGGACAGCAAGCAGACGTACATATTAGTGATTTTTGGAATACTCCCAATTTGTTAGATGTTGTTAGGTATTATTTGGAATTGGGGTTCAGAAACACATCAGATACAAAGACGGGTGTAGATCCAAGTTCAATAACAGGAACAGCCATTACAAAAGATATAATAGCTAAAGCCCAGTTGGGATTATCTGCATTCGATCTGCAACCCATACAGAATATAGCACGGGATATAACGATAATGATTAAGAAAATACGATCATATCTATATTTGGGACTTGGAATCACTGCCCCTCAGGCGAAGGCTATGATTGCTCGATTGGTTGTAACATCAATAAATCCATTTATACAAAAATCAGAAGCGATACCCCTTGATAATCATAAGTATGATCCAGCAAAAGGAAATATTGCATATGATAACGATATATGGGGAGAAGATTCAATATCATTAATAGTTTCGGCACTCCGTATTCAACAAAATACATTTAATGGAAGTATTGTTCCCGAAGTTCCTATTGATGGTGATTTATCTAAAATATTTAGTACAGGTGGCGCCGCGCCACTACTTGATTCCGATGATCCGCATGCACCGGAATCTAGCTATTCTTATATATCATATGGATTGTTAGAAGAAATTATTAATACTAGAATATTAGGGTCTAATTATGCTCCAATATTGGATTCTAGAGAAACTCAACTATGGTTTCATAAAAATATGGTATCAAGCGATAAAAGTACTTGTATCCTACCAAACAGCAATGCCCCTTCATATAATTTATCGAATGTGAATGAAATTTGGAATGGTATCCAGGAACCTATTGGTAGTACGCAAGCGATTGGTAGTACACCTGCTCCAAAATCAGATGCTCTAATTCCATCTCTAGCATTTCAAGATTTAACTATAAATGGTATTTCTCATAATTCATATCCAAGATTATCCAATTCAAATTTGAAACAAATAACGGAAGATAATCCAGTAGGAGAAATGTTTCTTTATTCCATATTCATTGACACTGAACTAATTGAACGGGTATTTTCATCGACAGCTGATTTGTATGATGCTCTTATTGAATTACTGGGATATGTTAATGGTGCATTGGGGCGCCGGTATGATTTCAAGATTGCACGAGTAGGAGATACTGTACAAATTATTGATTTTACAAATCCTGAAAAGAACAAATATAACGGAGAGTATACATTTCCATATAATACATCTCGTTCATTTATTAAATCACTTGATATATCATTAAGTCTACCAGATCAAATAGCAATACAGGCATTTACAGGATTGACACAAGAAGGTTCAGCTGCTAGTATTTTAACCGGCAACACAGTATTCGGTGATATGTTCGAATTGCCACTACGCCCCATTATTAATGAAGTTGAAGAAATAAAGCAAACTCCTGTTACGTTACCGCAGTGTTTTTTTGAATTAGCATATAACGGACCAGATGGTACGTATGCAACGGGAAAACACGAAGATAAGAAGCATAAGAATAATTTTGTATATCCTCACCAGGCCACCATTGATTTAAACACACAAGGAGGTACACGGGATGATATGGTAGTAGTTCCAAATTCAGAAATATCAATAGGAATTGATGGCATGGCTGGGATTCAATTTTTTAATGTGTTTAATGTGGTATTTGTTCCAAGGCGATTTAGACAAGTCGGTCGGTTTTTCGTTAAAGGAATAAGCCACACCATTACACCCGAAACTTGGGATTCATCTATAGATGCACAATATATGATTGTACCTGATATATATTGGAATAAGGATAATATAATTGATAATGATACAATTGATACAATTGATTTTTCAACCATGCCGCAATTGTCTAAATAAAGTAGGAAACAATAATGTCGACAGAAGAATATAACAGAATTTCATCTAAAAATATTGCACAGTTTGTATTGAATCCCACTCGATATAAACCAGAACCAACTGAAAATGATTATTTCAGAGGATGGATATATAGATACTTTCTACGCAAGGTAAACGATGAATCAGCGGACATATTGGAAATATCAGAAAGCCAGTATGATATTTTCGTTAGATTCAATATGTATGTGGTAGTTCGCATTCGATGGAACATTTCTCTATCACATACGTTAGAGTACGAAGATGGGGCAATAGAATTTAACAGAAAACAAATACGGAATGGCATGCTTTTCATGTCCAATCTTAATATTTATTTTAACAACTTACTAGAGTTTCATAAAGACGGCGGCAGAGCCTCCGTGGGGTTTCTCCTTCCAGAGGGACAAATGGTACGTAGCAACGGCGTAATTGTCCAAGAAGAAGAAAATAAAATCATCGGACGAATCAATAAATGATAATATCAAACGAAGAACAATTTTCAGAATTCCTATCAAAATGGAATATTGAAGATTCATTTGTGGATGTGCTATTTCTAGATCCTGAAAAGCATCCAAATAATAACAAAATATCTGCGGTATTTGTTCAGTTTCTATCCGGAGACTCATACATACTACCGTTCCACCATCACGATTGCAATAATCTGCAACTATCGTATTTAGATAGACTCCCATCGAGCACATCTAATAAATTCTGTGTTAATAAGACAAATATTTTAAGTGTTTTGAAGTTAAAAAATCTAATTGACCTTAAAATTAGAAAATACTTAGAAACGGGAATAGTATTTGACGATAATAAATGGTATACGGAAGCCCACATTCATTATTATAACACATCGCCACTATCCGATTTAAATGGCATTATCCCTATTCTAAAGCATTTGGAATCGTTTGATAATATGGTAAAATACCTTAGGTCATTAATAACGGGTACATTTAATCCGTGGTATAATGATAAATTACCAGTAGCTTTATCTTTTATAGAAGAAGCCGGCTTAAATTGTGACTTAAATAAGTTTGTAGGCAAGGTAAAACATCTTAACGATACATTAACGTACACCCATTATAATATATTTACAGCAACAGGAAGACCATCTAATGCGTTCGGTGGAGTTAACTATGCTGCTCTCGGCAAATCAGATGGTAGCAGACAGGGATTTACAAGTAGATTTGATGGTGGAAAGTTATTCCAATTTGATTATGATGCATTTCACATTAGAATCATCGCAGATCTAATAGGATATGATTTACCAAAAGATTCTATACATAATTGGTTCGCTGAACAATATTTCGGCAATATAGAAATCACAGACGAAATGTATGATGAAAGTAAAAGAATATCATTCACAAACTTATATGGCACATCTGTAGATGATAATGAGACAATTGAATTCTTTTCTGAAACATACAAATTCAGAAAGAAACTATGGGAATATGCACAGACTCATAATCATATTCCTTCTCCATATACGGGAAGGAAAATATATTTGGCAAGCATTGACAATGTAAGTGAAACTAAAATATTTAACTATTTATTACAGTTATTGGAAACAGAGCATAACATTGGCATTATATATGATTTAATGAAGTATATGAAACCAATGAAATCCAAATTAATATTATACACATATGACTCGTTTTTGTTTGATGTTCATCCCGATGAAGTGGAAAGTATGAATGAAATAAAGGCAGTTATTGAAGATGGCGGCAAGTATCCTGCTCGGCTTGAAACAGGAACAACGTATCATTCACTTTCTTGATATTTATATGTATAAAAAACAAATCATATTATGAAGAAAAACGTATTTAAGTTTTTAATAGAATCCGATAAATTTAGAATAGCAACTAATTTTGAATTACCAGATTGGTCGAAAGAATCACATGTTTTAGCATTGGCAGAAACGTTAGTGTATTATGATGTACCAAGTGATATTATACGAGAAGGATTAGCGGCATTAATCGAAGCTAATGATACAGGATTATCGACCGCGGCGAAGAAGCTCAGAGACTCCAAGGGACTGAAGCATATTTCAAGGGGACTTTATTCAAAGACAGGAGAAATGCCGGCTGAGTACGAACGCGATGGGGATGGATTCAAGCCTGTAAGTGGAGATGAAGCTAACGATGATGGAAAGGAAGAAAAGAAAAAAACAGAACCAAAGAAAGCTGCATCTACTGCAACGACGAAGCCCGCTGAAACAGAACAACCTGTAGAACAAGAATATGTAATAAATAACCAAAAATTATCAGATGAGGAAGCTCTAGAAAAAGAAGATTCAGGTTCGATTCCCGCTAAACTGAAAGCGCAAGCAATAAAAGCAACAGCTCAAGAAAAAGAAGATAAGAAAACAGATGAAAATATACCAAATTCGGTAATGATAGGCGGCAAGAATAAGGCACTATCAATGGCTAATCCATTGGATAGTGATAGTTTTAACGAGCCGACAGTACCAACAAACACTGAATTTAATAATACAGCAAAGAAAAAGGGAAATTTAGTACCGGCAAAGGTTGCATATTCAATTCCATTTGAAATTAGAAAAAATATAAAGGCACCGAAGCATTTACTTGATGTATTTGAACGAATGACAAATACAATGGCATCAGTTGAAACCGCCAAATATTCATATTTTTCAAACCAACAAGGAGGAGCAGGCAGGATATCTGCACAGGCCGGAGAGTTAATGGCTTTATTTGGTTCAACACTTTCTGATGCAGACGCTGAAAAATTCTTTGATGGATTATTAAAATGGGAATCGGATTTCATATCAGACGAAAGAGCAAAGGTTCGAAACGGTGAAGGAAGTAAATTTATAAAAAAAGCTAAGAATGGGAATTTGCTCAGATCAAATATGCATTACGTTGACAGTACATGGATTCAATCTGCAAAGAAAAATAGAACAGCAATTATGAAACGTTTGAGAAAACAACATGGTAAAGGTGTTTCAATATCGGCGGGTGCATGGGATACTAAAGAACAAACAACTGGATTGGGTCTCGAAAATTATACAGAAAATAAGGGATTTTCAACTGATATATTTTTACGTGTTAAATTACCAAATGGACATGAAATATTGGATGAAGTATCATTGAAGAAAAACACAGAAGTTAATTTCCTTAACTCTGGTGCCGGAAAATTCGAAGAATGGGATAGTAACATCCCGGATGCAGTAAATCAAAAAGTTTACGCATCAATCCAACGTGATAATCTAGGTCGGTTTGCTATGAGAAATACAGATAGTATACTTAATTTAATAAAAAAACCAAATAGCGCTTTAAAAAAACTAATAGACAGACGACTTGGTAAGCTTAAAGATAAAAACATACAGAATATGATTAAGAATGGAGATTACGCCGGCCTCATCGAAATGGTATATAATGATACAATAAATGATCGCGGTAGTAGGCATAAGTCAAAAATATTAAGAGAAGCTATATGGATGTTAGCAAAGGATGGAAACGAAGATGCAATAATTGCCAAAAAAGAATTGGAAGATAAGCAATCAGATTTCATCAAAAATACAATTGCAGAAATATCAAAAAATAAGAAATTGAAAGACGGTATGTTGACTGACATAAAAGCAGAGTTTCCATTGAAAGCAATATCGGAAGGCGAAGAAACAATGGCAATAGGTGAATATTCATTGGATCGTGATATTATGACTGAAATATTCGGAACAGCTGATTTTGATATAATCACAGAACAGTTGGATTCGCATCCCGGACCTCCTCCATTTTTAGGATATACAGTTGAATCGACTGGAAAAACGATTCCCATTGCTAAGATAGATATACGTGAAGATGGAGTGGGCTATGGTGGCCAGATCAAATTTGATATGAGGTTGCATGGTGAGTTCGCAAAAATACTCGCAACTGCAAACAAAAAGATATACGAGTCATAGAAAAAAAAAGCATATGAGGTTGATGGGTGATATGGTAAACGATGTGAACCATATACTTATACTAAACAGGGGACGGAGCTGAAAAATCAATTATTATGTATTTTTTGTAAAATAGAAGATTTGGACATAACAATAGAACGCATTAAAGATGAATATAATATCATTTTTAATTATATATTTGTACTCCAAGATAGAGATGATTTAGATAGTTTATTCATCACATTCAATATTGAAAGTGACGCTAATTATAAAGTGGAAGGCTTGAATGCGATACTCATACATCGCAAAAAATTCACAAATACGATTTATACGATAAATGCATTGAACGCCGTAATCAAATCCAAAACCGGCGGCAACCTAGATGATAGATACCAACTTGATTGGTCAGAGTTCAAAAATACAATTCTCCTATCGGATCGTGACTCTTATAAGAAATTTCACACAAAAGTTTATCATATCGAAGAATTGTAGCATATATATAGATAAACAAACAAAGGTTACAAATATGAGTGATGCATGGCACTACGCTGATTTGTCAGATTCTCCGGCAACTCCAGTCGAAACGGCTGAAGAGTATTGTCAACGGCTATACCCGAATACAGTTGCGGAATTTAAGAAGATTCAAGATGAAATGTTTCAAACATTTTGTAAGAAGCAACGAAATTACGGCCCAGCGAATATATCAGTAGGGACATCGGTATCAACTCCAGCCGACATCAAATTATCATTAACTGGACTATTTTTCAGAATGAATGATAAGATTCAACGGATCAAACAGTTGGTAGTATTGGGCGAACCCGATGAAGTGGGAGAATCAATAATGGACACGTATCAAGATGTATCTGTATATGGTATAATTGCACAGATAGTCCACCGCGGCAAATGGGCTAAATAATATGAAGCATGCGAAGGATGGAAAGTTATGGATTCCAGATAATGAATTCTGGACAGGTTGGGGATTAAACTACGAAAAGTCACACTGGAATGAAGTAAAACAGTATATACAATCAACTAGAGTTGCTCTTGATGTTGGTGCTCATGTTGGTATTTGGAGTATTAGAATGGGTGGAATTTTTGATACAGTACATTCCTTTGAGGCTCTATCCAAGCATGTACAATGTTTTAATGAAAATCTAAAATTATTTGACAATGTCAATATCAACCAGATTGGGCTATCAAATACAGTATCAACTCTCAAAATGAAAGCGTTGGATTTCAATTCAGGTGCATCATCATTTGAATATAAGATAGTTCAAAAGAATACAAAACATAAACAAACTATTGTAGATGTTGATACAAGACCACTTGATAGTTACAATCTAAAAAATGTTGATTTCATAAAAATGGATGTTGAAGGACATGAACTTAAAGTGATTGCAGGGGCAAAGAGAACACTAACAGAAAACTCACCTGTTATCTTCATTGAAATTCTAAATAGAAACAAACCATATGACGATATCACCTCGGTTTATACTGGACTTAATGCTCTAGCTGAATTTGGGTATCGAATGGAAAAACACGTGGGCAGCGGCAATTATATATGCGTTAAAAGATAAAAGTATTTCATATTTTCACAGAAATACCCGAACAAAATATATATATAATGATATTTATAGATGTGTAGGAAAGACACTAAAACAAACCTAAATAATAAAACAATAAACAATAAGGAGATAAAAATGAGTATAGATCTAAGCAAAATTAAGTCACGTTTGAATACGCTTCAAAATAGCCAATCATCAAAATCGGTTATGTGGCGCCCGGTAGTGGGCAAGCAGGTAATCCGGATTGTACCTTATAAATTCAATCCATCAAATCCTTTCTTCGAAGGCCTCTTTCATTACAATATTGGTGGCAAAACCATATTGTCTCCAGCTACATTCGGCGATGCAGATCCTGTTTTGGAATTTGCAAATAATCTGAAACGTACAGGAGAAAAGGAAGATTGGAGAGCGGCAAAGCGAATGGAACCAAAGTTAAGAACGTATGCTCCTGTCATTGTTCGTGGAGAAGAAAACGAAGGCGTCCGATTCTATGGATTTGGAAAAACGGTATATCAAGAACTTCTTGGTGTAATCGATGATCCTGATTACGGTGATATTACGGATCCATTGACTGGGAGAGATATTACGATTGAGTATATATCAGCAGAAGAAGCCGGTAAATCATATCCAGAAACAAGAATTCGTGTAAAACCGAATCCAACTCCTCTTGATGAAGATCAAACTCGTGCAGCATCATTTCTAGAAAATCAACAAAAGATTGATGATATTTGGACAGTTCCAACCTACAATGAAATGAAGGCATATCTCGAGCAGTGGTTGAATCCAACCGAAGAAACCGAAGAAACGGAAGATAAATCCAATTCGGATAATGCTTCTCAATCAGGTGGATTTGCATTGAACACACCAGCATCTCCCGCGGCCGAAGCCACACAACCAACAGCAGCGGCAATATACGCGCCGGCGCCGACCGTTGCAGTTGAATCAAAGGAACGGGCTAGTAAAGTTGATCAAGTAAATAAGGACTTTGACGCCCTTTTTAGTGGATAGGGAGTAAACAATGGCAAAAAAGCAAAATAAAGCTAATGAGACAGGAATGTCCGAGCGTGATGAACTATCTGATTCACTGTCAGCGGCTTTAAATAAAGTCTTTAAAAATCAAAAAATAGCATATTCCCTTTATGATTTAGATGCACCAACAAATGTATCTGATTGGATTTCAACGGGATGTGATATGCTTGACCTTGCTATCTCTAACCGACCAAACGGGGGAATCCCCGTTGGTCGGATCACAGAGATAACAGGATTAGAGCAAAGCGGAAAATCTTTACTTTCATATCATCTATTAGCGGAAACCCAAAAAAAAGGTGGAGTAGCTGTTTTAATAGATACGGAAACGGCAGTTGATAATCCATTCTTAACTGCAATTGGAGTCAATCTGAATGATTTGGTTTACGTCAATGTTATGACAGTAGAAGAGATATTTTCAGTAATTGAAGCAATTATTTCTAAGATTCGTGAAAAGGCACCCGATAGGCTTGTGACCGTCGTCGTCGATTCGGTCGCTGCGGCAACCACTGAATTAGAACAATCAGCTGATTATACCAAAGATGGTTGGTCGACTGGGAAGGCTATTATTCTTTCAAAGGCAATGCGTAAAGTTACAAATATGATCGGCAGACAGAAGATTACTCTTGTGTTCACAAATCAACTTAGAATGAAACTTAATGCAATGTTTGGTGATCCGTATACTACAAGCGGAGGCAAGGCATTACAATTTCACTCATCTGTTCGACTTCGATTGAAGAAAAAAGGAAAACTGAAAGTTAAAACTGAAATGGGCGATAGTATAGTCGGTATTACAACGCAAGCGGTGATAATAAAAAACAGAATGGGACCACCTGAAACTACAGTTGAATTTGATATTCTATTTAACAGTGGAGTAGATAATTACGGGTCTTGGTTCAATGCATTGAAAAAAGCAAACCTCATAAGCGGTAAAGGTTGGTACGTGTACGAAGTAACTAACATTGATACAGGTGAAGTTGAAAGAGAATGGAAGTTTCAAATGAAGGATTTTGTAAAAACGTTAGAAACCGATAAGCCTCTTCGTGATAATATATATAATCGCATTTGTAACGCTGTTATAATGGATTATATCAAACGAGAAGAATCTATCATAAACGGAGAAATCCAACAAGAACGGGATGAGGACGAATGAAAGTAAATCCAAAGTATTATGAACTATTCAAAAATATGGAAGGCCGATTTGAAAAAAACGAATCACTTACCGGAAATTCAAATGTTCTTATAATAGATGGGATGAATACATTTATTCGATGTTGGTCTGTAGTACCAAATCTGAGTGATAATGGGGAGCATATTGGAGGCGTGACTGGTTTTTTAAAATCAATAGGGTACGCTATTCGAGAGCTTAATCCAACTCGGGTAATTGTCGTATTCGATGGAAACAATTCATCCAGACGCCGGAAGAAAATTCATTCTGATTATAAAGCCAATCGTGGTAAGAATAAGCTTAGAGTAAATCGTGGAATATACGAACAGCTAAGTGATGAGGATGAACAACAATCCAAGCGTAGACAGATAATTATCCTAGCTGAACTATTGACGATGCTACCAGTCACTACTATGATTTATGATGGAGTGGAAGCGGATGATGTAATGGCTTATATCGTCAATAGATTATGTGATGAACATTCCATCATCATGTCGGAAGATGGTGACTTTTTACAATTAGTAGATGATACTTGTATGGTATGGAAACCAACCAGTAAGAAATTGTATACACCCGAATTAGTATTGGAAACGACTGGCATCCCATCTCATAACTTTTTAATGTATCGTATTATGGATGGAGACAAGTCGGATAATATCAGCGGCATTAAAGGCGCCGGCATTAAGACCATAATGAAGTTGTTTCCCAAAATTACAACGAATTCTAAACTAACTATTGATGAAATCATATCTCATTCAGAAAATAAGCAAGGAAATGGAAAACTCTATGATACTATATTAGACAACAAAGATGTTCTTGGTCGAAACTTCAAATTAATGCAATTAGAAGATGTTGATATACCAGGTTCAACAAAATTGCAAGTACAAAGTAGATTTCGTGAAGATATCCCAAAATTGGATAAGGTTTCATTTATTGGTACATTAAAACGAGAGAAAATGTCGGACGCGTTTAGAGACCCGATAGGGTGGTTAACATCCACATTTAATACAATAGAATCATATAGAAAATGACAGAAAGACACGACACTTTATCGAAATATGGCACATCATTTCAGAATAAAGTAGTATCATGTCTCCTATCTGACGGTGATTTTTTATCTAACGTTGATGATATCCTGTTTGTGGATTACTTTGAAAGTGAAGCAAATAAATGGATTGTAGATGAAATAAAGAAATATTTCGCTAAGTTTGGGACAATACCATCACTGGATGTATTTAAAGTAAATATATCAGATGTTAAGCATGATGTACTCAAACAATCAATTACGGATAATCTCCGATCGGCTTGGGGATTTCGTGGCGCTACTGATTTAGATTTTGTAAAGGAAAAGTTTACTGATTTTTGTAAGAATCAGAAAATGAAAGAAGCCATTATGAAATCTGTCGATTTGATGGAGTCTGGAAACTTCGAACAAATTAGAGCAGAAATTGATGCGGCATTAAAGGCTGGCAATCAAGATGACATTGGGTATGATTACATATTAAATGTTGAATCTCGTTTGAATGATGAAAGCACACGAGATACTATAGCAACTCCATGGGGCATTATAAATGAACTAATGGATGGTGGATTGGGCCCAGGTGAACTTGGGTGTATTATGGCAGCAACCGGCGGCGGTAAAAGCTGGATGTTAGGTGCAATAGCCGCTCAGGCAGTTTCTGCAGGCAAAGTTGTTTTTCATTATTCTCTTGAAAATGGGACTAAACTCGCTGCAGAACGATATGACAGTCTTTTCACCGGAATCGTATCCCAAAAACATAAGTTAAACAAAGATAAGATTCGGCATAAAGTCGAATCTTTGACGGGTAATCTAATTATTAAGGTATATCCGACTAAGACCGCTTCAGTTAGGACGATAGTATCCCATATGGAACGTTGCAAGGCAACGGGCGTTGTGCCGGATTTGATTATAGTGGATTATGCCGACCTTCTCAGACCATCATCTAAAGCAAGTGATAGTAAGTATGAAGAACTAGGTGGAATATATGAAGAGCTACGTGGAATGGGCGGTATTCTTAATGTTCCAGTATGGACTGCGTCTCAAGTAAATCGTGATGGTACAGAAGATGAAATTATTAGAGTAAGCGCTATCGCCGATTCATATGCAAAAGCTTTCGTATCGGATTTCATCATGTCAATTAGTAGAAAAGATAAAGATAAAATAAGTAATACAGCTAGAGTTCACATCGTTAAAAACAGATTAGGGCCAGATGGATTAACATTGCATTCAAATATGGATTTATCAAATGGGCAGGCGGAAATTCATCCACCGAACTCAAGCAATTCAGTTATGGCTGAAAAGAGTTCAAGTGTAGCCGGTAATGCACATCGTGAAAATTTATCCAAGAAATATAGCGAATTAATGTAAATAAAACACACTATATATCCTACTTATTAGTACCGAATTTAATTTTATAACAACAGAGAACTTTATGAACATAAGCAATCAGATTTTATCTGACTTAACAACTTACATGAAATATGCAAAATATCAACCAGAATTAGGTCGCCGAGAGACTTGGGATGAATTGGTTACTAGAAATATGAATATGCATATAAAACGATACCCCAGCCTCACAGATGAAATAAGAAAAGCATATAAATTTGTATATGATAAGAAAGTTTTACCATCAATGCGAAGCCTACAATTCGCCGGCAAATCAATTGAAATATCGCCCAATAGAATATATAATTGTCTGGCAAGAGAACAAGAATTTATAACATCGACTGGTGTTATGTCATTTGATGATTTCAATGATGGAGACGAAATTTCTGTTTTAAGTCATCTTGGTAATTGGAAAAGGGCGACGGTGAAGTCATATGGGAAGCAATTACTTAATCGAATTACATTTGTTAGAGGAAAATCTAAATATGAAGTATATGCTACAGATTCTCATAGATGGGTATTATATGACGGGGCGGAAACGACGGAATTAAAACCGAAAGATATAATTTACCCATCTCAGAAAACTCAGAATTTTGACTATGATTCCGCGGACCCTTTCGAGAAATTATATTGGGCATATGGATATGTATATGGGGATGGGACGGTAACATCCAATGGAACATCTAAATACTCTATGGTTAGGTTATGTGGAGAAGAATCCAATAGATATCGTTATAGGTTCGAAGAACTCGGATTTAAAACATCTACATCATTATCATTGGATGGTGATTTTATGGCATATACTGGAAAGTATTTAAAAACATTACCGGAAGTAGACAAAACTGATTTAAATTTATTAAAGGCATTTGTTTCTGGTTTGCTCGATGCGGACGCATATAAAAACCCGGATTGGTACGGTAATAATACACTAGGGAAATATCGAAGTATCCTACAACATTCAGCTGAAACCGTCGATTTTTTGAAAACGTCTCTTCCGCTGATTGGATATTATATTACAAATATAAAAGATATTGCGGGACACGAAACAGCATATGGCATACGTCCTGACGGAGCAGCATCTATCCACATAACAAATCATATTGGCAGTAGACGAAATACCGCTTGGAGTGTAAAGAAGATAGAACAAACAGAACGATATGAAACAGTGTGGTGTCTTGAAGTAGAAGATGATCATTCATTTATGTTTCCATCCGGATTAGTAACTGGAAATTGCGCGTATTTACCCATCGATGATTTCCGGGCATTTAGCGAAACAATGTTTCTTTTATTGGGAGGAACCGGAGTTGGGTACTCTGTACAATTCCATCACGTCGATCAATTGCCGGAAATACGAAAACCCAACCCAAACAGGACGCGCCGGTTTTTAATAGGAGACTCAATTGAAGGATGGGCGGATACCGTAAAGGTTCTTATGAGAGCATATTTTGAAGGAAAATCAACACCAATTTTTGATTATTCGGATATTAGACCAAAAGGTGCACAATTAATAACATCTGGTGGAAAAGCACCCGGTCCTCAACCTCTAAAGGATTGTGTACATAACATCACAAAGATTTTAAATGCTAAAGAAAATGCCAGTAAGTTAACATCATTGGAAGTCCACGATATAATCTGTTTCATAGCAGATGCGGTATTGGCAGGCGGAATACGTAGAGCGGCTCTGATTTCACTATTTTCATTTGATGATGGATCAATGTCGACTTGTAAGTTTGGAAATTGGTGGGAATTAAATCCACAACGTGGTAGGTCAAACAATTCAGCTGTCATTATGCGACATCGTGTTAAGAAACGTGAATTCTTGACATTTTTCGAACGTGTGAAGAACAGCAGAAGTGGAGAACCTGGTGTGTATTTTTCTAATGATAAAGATATGGGTACAAATCCATGTGCTGAAATTTCTCTTAGACCAAATCAATTTTGCAATCTGACGGAAATCAACTCATCCGATGTAAAAGATCAAGCCGATCTGAACGATCGAGCCATCACCGCCGCTTTCCTAGGAACGTTACAAGCAGGATATACCGATTTTCATTATCTCAGAGACGTATGGAAGCGAACGACCGAAAAGGAAGCATTAGTCGGTGTTGGTATGACTGGAATTGCAAGTGGTACGGTATTCCCCTTGGATTTAGAAGAAGCGGCCAGAGAAGCATTGAAAGAAAATACCAGAGTCGCAAAATTAATTGGAATCAATTCAGCCGCTAGAACAACGACGGTTAAACCATCAGGTACATCATCGTTGGTACTTGGTTGCTCTTCAGGAATTCACGCTTGGCATGCTAAATATTACATTCGACATATTAGAGTCGGTAAAAACGAAGCAATATATCAGTATTTGGCACTAAATCATCCAGAACTTGTTGAAGATGAATACTTTAGACCACAAGAACAAGCGGTAATTAAGATTCCACAAATGGCTCCAGATACTGCAATTACTAGAGAAGATGAAACAACATTATCTTTCTTAGAACGTGTGGCACGCTGGAATGATGAATGGGTCGCAACCGGCCACCGGAAGGGACCAAACACACATAATGTATCAGCTACAGTTTCAGTCAAATTAGATGAATGGGATATGGTCGCAGAGTGGATATGGAAGCACAGGTCTAAAGTTAATGGATTGAGTTGTTTACCTCATAATGATTCAGACCACTCGTATATGCAGGCACCATTTCAAGAATGCACAAAAGCCGAATATGTGAAAATGATGAAATCACTAACAGAGGTGGAACTAATTAACATACGTGAAGTAGAAGATAATACCACATTGAGCCAGGAACTCGCATGCGCAGGTGAAGATGGGTGCGAAATTATATGATATTGAATTTTGTTACAATTAAGAGGAAATAGATATTTACCAAAACATTTTTATAAAAAGAACGAAGCAAGGTAATATAGTTAATTTATGGGATGATCAGAAAGGATTCTCTCAGTTTAGGTTCGATAGATATTGCTACATAAAAGACCCACAAGGTGAGTTTACAAGCATTTACGGTGATCCATGCAGTAAAACATATAGTTGGGAGGGCGAGAGTGAAGATGATTTGTTTGAACATGATGTAAATCTTACGACTCGTGTTCTTGTTGATCTATATGTAGATTCCGATACACCATCGGTTAATCATACATTACTTAACTTTGATATTGAAGTTGAAATGATTACAGGATTGCCCGACCCAACAAAAGCTGAACAGGGAATCACATCAATAGCAGCTCATGATTCAGTGTCAAATTCCTACGTTGTTTTTATTTTAGATGAAGATAAAGTAGTTAAGAATAGTAAATCTGGAGATCGTGAAATACGATCCTTTGTTGATGAATACGATCTATTGATGGATTTTGTTCGATATTGGGAAACCATCCGTCCGACAATCATAACGGGCTGGAATTGTGATAAATTCGATGTCCCATATCTTTATAATAGGCTTGTTAAAATATGCGGCACGTCAAATGCCAATAGACTTTCTGAAATAGGTGAAGTATCATATTCACCATTTAAGGGTAAGTTTCAAATCGCTGGGGTTAGTTGTCTTGATTATATGATTTTGTATAAGAATTTCTCATCCTCGGAATCCGTATCATATTCCCTTAACGCAATTGCAATGAAGGAATTGGGCCGCGGTAAAATTGAATATAAAGGAAATCTTGATCAGCTGAAACGTGATGATATTGAAAAATTCATAGAATACAATATTACCGATGTTGAACTCGTAGTTGAAATTGATAGGTTGAAAAAATACATTGATTTGGCTCGCAGTATTTGCCACGCGGGCCGCGTACCATATGAAGAGATTGTATATTCATCTAAATATCTTGAAGGGGCTATTCTAGCTTTCTTGAAACAAAAGAATATGGTAGCATGTAATAAGATGAAACACGCACAATCCAAAATGAAGGAAATCAAAGAATCAGGCGAAAAGGGATTCGCTGGTGCATTTGTAAAAGAACCAGTAGCTGGTAAATACAATTGGATATATGATTTGGATTTAACTTCATTGTATCCATCTATTATAATGGGACTTAACATTTCACCTGAAACTAAAATTGGTAAAATAACCAATTGGAATATTGAGAAGTTCGTCAAAGGAACGTGTGATGAATGGTTCATTGGTGGGAAAGTATGGACGAACGAAAAGCTCAGAGCTACCCTCGATGAGATGAATATATCAGTAGCATCAAATGGTGTGATGTATCGGCAAGATGTTCGAGGTTGTATTCCTGAAATTCTTAATACTTGGTTCGACCAGAGAAAGGTATATCAGGCCAAAATGGAAGATTTAGATA